AGGGAGTCCAGCCAGTTAGTACGCGTCGCCGCGAAACTCTGGATGGTCCGAGGCTCTAGAGCCTCCAGCCGTAAGCCCCACGATACGGGGACCCCCCTACATAACTCCGCCAGCGGTTGTAGGGTTAAACGGTGTAGCGCGTGCTCTCGAGCTGCGCGCGAAACCAAGGAGACGATTCACAATGGTCTGCAGTTGCTTCGGGTTCGGTATGGCTTGCCATACTGCGAACTTCCGGACTGCGGACCTTCGTCACTCGGTCGTTTCCACCTCTTTCTTCTGGGACAAGGTCAAGTGCGGACCTCTGTCCCCTTCCCCAGGCGCCAGCGCCCGGGGGAAAACGGTCTCTGCTCGCTACAGAGGCTGCGCCGTCATGAGCGATGGGAGCTTGCGCTCTCCGTCGCGTCAATCAAGCGCAACCTGCCCGCAGGTTGCAGTCGGTGCACACTGTCCGTACAGAAAAGTTGGTATAATTCTGTACGTTCTCAACCACCACCCCCGTCCTCCGAGTATCTCACACACGTCCGGCGTTGTGTTGCTCGGTTCTTTCGTCCCGGTTGGGACGACAGGTACTACGACTTTGTCCGTAGTCACCTGCCCAACCCTACTGCCCGCGCGGAGAAGCGTTCACGCGCCGATTTGCTCTGGGCCGGTAGGAGGGAAGAATTCTATACCTGCACTACCACGGAAACGAACTTGCGACCGTTGTTCGTGGGCAGGTACAAAGAAATCCAGTCTGCAGGGAAGAAGCGGCCAATGATCATCTTTGATGAGTCAGTGGAACTTCTCGGGCCTCTGCATAAGTTGATTTACTCCCACTTAAGGAGGTTCGACTGGCTTCTTTGCGGTCCCCCGACCGTAGAAAGGATAACATCTGTTTGTCAGGGCGCCGTCAACACCTCTGTTGACTTGACGGCCGCAACCGACGGCCTCGATCACTCTGTGACTGAGGCCATCCTCGATACACTCTTCTTCACCTCGGTGAAGGTCCCCCGGTCACTGCGTGCCTTGGCAGTGGCTACTCTCTCGCCACTCTTTGTGGACCATGGGGGTGTGTATCGTAGGGTACGGCGCGGACAGATGCAAGGGGCCTACCTCTCCTTCCCCCTCCTATGCCTTCATTCTTATTGTGCCGCCACCTGGGCGGCTCGGTTCGATGAGGGAGCATCGGTACTCGTGAACGGTGATGACACTGTCATTTCAGCATCACGGGGTGTCGGCGTGCAGGACTACCCCTCGGGGTACCGGCTCAACGCCGACAAGACGACCGTTGCGTCGAATGTGGTCGAGGTCAACTCGACTGTGTTCCTAAGGAGGGGTGGCAGATGGCGTGAGGTACGCAATCTGCGGAGAGGTGGGGCTATGGCCGATTACCGCGGGATGTTACACATGGCCGAGGCGTGTGTAAAAGCGGGTCCCGCGTTCGTTGACGCCTTCCAGAGGTGTCGAATCGGCCGTAGATGGGGTTTTCTCCCCTCACAACTAGGTCACAGGACCTATCCAGCGTGGAAGAGAGAGCTGGGCATTGGTCGTCTTCGGAACTATACGGATCTACCGGTCCAGTCCCGTCCTCAAGACGAGCAAGGGTTGTATAGGGTGCACGGTAGGGCACCCACTGCCATTGAAGCTGAGGCTTTACGGAGCTTCCTTTGGGAGAATGGCAGGAGGGGAGGTTTGAAGAGGGACGATTGGAATCCGTCCTGCGGTTCCATTCGTCGGACATACAGTTACAGGGCCCAGCCCTGTAAGTATCGGCTCAGTTTCGTCGGCTGGGCCAGCCGGTGTCATGCCTCCACTGCTGTAAAGAGGCTCGAGTTCTTCCTCCTCCCTGAGGGGGTTGAATCGGAAGAAGAAAGGTGTGGGCTCATGAAGTTGGAGATGTTCCGCCAGGGATTACCTCCGCCGGCCTTGAGCGAGAGTGGTGAGTGAGACCAACATCGTCTCGGGGAGTCGTGGCTGCCATAGCCGTCCAAGGGTGGGCTTGCCCATCCTATCTTCTTAAGGCGTGAAGTGTGGCGCGCCGCCATGTTCAGCACTATGCGGTGTGCTGGTACCAGATTAGTGTGGGGCTTAAGAACCCCCGCGAAGTGGACATGGCGTCCGTAGGTAAAGTCAGAGATCGTGTAAAGAGTCCACGTGACTTACCGTTTAACGTGTTATCATCGGGCCAGCCGATGGCGTTACTCGGAGAGTAACCGTGGTGTCGGTCAACTACGGACCGGGGAGAGAATGGACGAGTCGTCGCGGGGTATCATTAGGTTGATACAGGGCGACTCCGCTACGCCTCGTTACTGCCGTCGGGGCAGGGCGAGATTATTTCGCGTCGTAGCTATCG